TCTTCTGGAGCCTACTCTTACGATGATGCCATCAGACAGGCTGTACGAGCGATGGGAAACGAAGGCATAAGAACAATCGAATACGCATCCGGAAGAAGCTACGGCATAGAGCATGTGTCGAGAATGAGCACTCTGACAGGAGTCAATCAGATAACAGGAATAATGTCAGAGAAAAACGCGGATGATATGGGACAGGACATCATGGAAATCACAGCGCATCCTGCTGCAAGACCTACCCATGCAAACTGGCAAGGTCAATTAGTATCAAGGTCCGGTCAGATCGGTTATTTAACACTATCTGATATCGGCCATGGTGATGTAGCCGGATTCATGGGAGCAAACTGCAGGCATAACTGGTATCCCTTCTTCCCTGGTATATCAAAGCCCAACTGGACTAAAGAAAAGCTTGCGAAAATCGATGTAGAGCCATTTGAATACGATGGTAAGACATATAACGCATATGACGCATCGCAAAGACAGAGACAACTTGAACGATCCATGAGAAAAACCAAAAGAACAATGGTCGGACTACAGGCTGCAGGAATGGACAGAGATTTCCAGATTGCAGCGGTAAGACTTCGAAGGCAGAAAGACTTATACAGAGACTTCAGCAATGTTGGAGGCCTCAGAGAGCAGAACATTAGACATCAGACGTATAACTACGGTAGATCCATCGCTCAAAAGGGCGTATGGGCAAACAGAAAAGCAACATAGTACATCTTGACCTGGATAAGTCGATTAAACTTTCTACATCTCTACCTTGAGAGGTTTAAATCAAGGACCCTAAGATGACTGAGTGAACAGTCGCTTAAATTAAATCATGAAGGAGTTAATAAAAATGGAATTTTTAAAAGCACTATTCGGAGACAAAGCACTGACATTTGATGAGCTAAAGGCATTGGTCGAGGCAGCAGCTGATAAGATCAAGATTGCCAATCTCAAAGACGGAGGCTATGTCGATAAAGACAAGTTTACCGCCAAAGAGGCAGAGCTTACTTTGACTAAAGAACAGATTACGAATGCAAACAAGCAGATTGAAGATTTCAAGAAGCTTGATGTTGAAGGGATCAAGGCCGCTTCAGAAAAATACAAATCCGACTACGAAGCCGCAGTGGCTAAGTCGCAGGCAGACATGAGTAAGCTTAAGTTTGACTTTGCACTGGACAAGGCGCTCGTGACAGCTAAAGCGAGGAATCCGAAGGCAGTGAAAGCATTGCTGGACGTAGATAAGCTGAAGCTTGATGGTGATACTCTTATCGGACTCAAGGAACAGCTTGACCCGATAGCAACATCGGACGCTTATCTCTTCGACACTGAAGAGACTGATCCGGCGGTCAAGTTTGTGAAAGGTGGAGGTGCTCCAGCTGGTGGCGTTAAAAATCCATGGCTGAAAGAGTCCCTGAACTACACTGAACAAGGCAGACTTTTAAGAGATGACCCACAAAAAGCCAAAGCCTACATGGCTCAGGCAGGTAAGTAAACAAAATAAAAAATAAATAGTAAAGCGAGGAAATAAATTATGCCAAAACTTAATACCATAATCGTCCCAGAAGTTTTTAACCCTTACGTAATCCAGAGGACTGCAGAGCTTTCAGAGCTTTACAGATCCGGCATCATCTCCACGGATCCAGCATTCGACAAACTGGCTTCTTCAGGTGGTAGAATCCTGAATATGCCGTTCTGGAATGACCTCACAGGCGATGATGAGAATCTCTCCGCAACTACTCCACTGACTCCAGGCGCAATCACAGCAGGAAAAGACATGGCGGCTTTACTGATGAGAGGAAGAGCATGGAAAGCAAACGACCTTGAAAAGGCTCTTTCCGGTGACGATCCAATGGCAGCAATCGGAGATCTGGTTGCAGAATACTGGGCAAGAAGACTTCAGGCAATGCTACTTGCTACGCTTAAGGGAACTTTTGCTGCAGCATCCATGTCAACCAATCTTCTTGACATCTCTGGTCTTGTTGGTGATCTGGCAGTCTTCACAGGCTCTACTTTTGTAGATGCCACTCAGAAGCTGGGAGATGCTAAAGATAAGCTTACAGGCGTAATGATGCACTCCATGACAGAAGCTTCCCTAGTTAAACAGGGAATCATCACTGAAGAAGTTGAAGTTGTTGACGGCGTGTCCATGAGAGTGAAGAGACTCTTAGGTAAACAGGTCATCGTTGATGACGGTTGTCCACAGGCTGCAGGAGTTTACACCTCTTACATCTTCGGACAGGGCGCAGTTGCTTACGGTAGAGGCGAGGCTCCAGTACCAACAGAAGTTGATAGAGACTCCCTTGCTGGTGACGACATCCTTATCAACAGACAGCACCTGATCCTTCATCCTCGTGGTGTAGCTTTCCAGGATGCTTCCGTGGTTAATGATGCACCTACAAACGCTGAACTTGAGACTGCAGCTAACTGGGCAAGAGCCTACGAAGCGAAGAACATCAGAATCGTCAAGTTCGTTCATAAGATAAAGTAATATGAGAGGGGCTTGTCCCCTCTTTATTTTTAATAAGGAGTGATTTCAATGGGATTAGCATCCTTTAACAGAATGAGAAGAATTCAAGCTGAAGAAGCTGCAAAGAAAGCAGCTAAAGAAGCCAAAGCAAAAGAGAAGACGAAACCTGCAGAAGAAGTCTTAGAAGAAGTTGCAGAAGTCGAGGAAGAAAAGAAAGAAGAACCAAAGAAGCCCGATAAGACCAAGAAGTAGGTGAAGTAAATGTATGTAACCTATGAATACTATTTAGGTACCTACGGCGGCAGACATGCAAGTACAGTAGCTTTCCCAGGCCTCGAAGTGAGAGCTTCTTCCCTGGTCAACTACCTGACTACCAACAGAGTGACCGAAGATACTCTGACAGAGCCGATTAAGATGGCCGTCTGCGAAATCGTGGATGCCCTGGAAAAACTTGATCAGACTGACGGAAGAGTCATCACATCAGAATCTGTCGGGACCTCGCAGAGCATGTCCTATGACGTATCAAAGACAAGTCCAGAACTGACGAGAGCCAAGTCTATCCTGATGAGGTATATCGGCCATACTGGCCTCATGTATCGTGGGGTGTAGCTATGATGACGAATACCAGCATCACGGTCTATAACAAGTACCTGGATCCCGTGCTGAAACTGGACAAGTATCAGAGAGTCGTCATCCAGGATGTCCACTGGTCCGGTGTAGATACCGCTAAACGAGTCCAGACAGGGCGCAATGCAGAAGACAAGGCTTATGTCGTTATCCCCTTTACATCGACCTCAGAGCTTCAATTTGTGCCTTCAATTGACTTTCAAAGACTCCAGGATAAGACAGGGTATTTCACTCTGGCACCTGAAGACAGAATAGTCAAAGGTGAGATTGAGTTTGAGACAGACCGCATATCAGAACTTGATAAGAACTATGACTCTTTAGTGATCACCGCGGTGGACACAAGGGATTATGGCAGCGCACATATGAAACACTGGGCGGTGACTGCAAAATGATGAGTTTTAAAGTCACATTGAAGAACTTCTTCCACAAAAAGTGGATTGAGAAGCGCGGTCTTCAGCCTATGGGAAGAGTCCAGAAGCACATTGACAGTGAGGTATTGAGACTCATGGAGCCTTACACGCCAATGCTATCAGGTACTTTAAAAGATTCCCCTACCCTGCAGACAAAGCTAGGGTCAGGGCTTATACATCAAAGACAGCCATACGCCAGGCGCCAGTATTATGAAAATGCCGGAAAAGGCCTGAGAGGTAAGCTGTGGTTTGAGCGTATGAAAGCAGACCACAAAAAAGACATTCGTGAAAGTGCACTCGAGATATCAAAGAAAGGAGATGGCTAAATGAGGACACCAATAATCAACGCATTAAGAGAATACATGCTAGCCTGTCCCCTGCTTGAGGATCTCAGGAAGCTTAACATCGATTACCTGGGCACTGGAGACCTTGCTTACAGTATCGACTCGGTACCTGCAGATTCAATTATAAAACGGTATGCAGACGGAGGCGCGCTTAAGCAGTATCTTTTTGTGTTTGCATCAAAAGAGTTCTCCGGATCGGATCCGTTAGAGCAGCTGGACAACCTGGGATTTTATGAGAATCTCGAGGCCTGGTTTGAGGAAATGACAGAGAAAGGTACCCTCCCCGTCCTGGACGGTGACAGAATTGCTGAAAAGCTTGAGGCGACAACCTCGGGATACATCTTTGACGCAACAGAAGAGACAAAAGCACGTTATCAGATACAAGCACGATTAACCTATTTAGAAGATTAAGGAGTGATATCAATGCCAGCAATAGTAAAAAGAGCACAGAAAGTATCTTTTGTTGAGACTACCCCTGAAGGGTCCTATTCGAGAATGAAGGGCTTCACGGCTCTATCAACTTCAAAGAATCCAAAAGAATACACAAGACAGTACGTAGACGAAGAAGGCGAAGACACTGACGTCGTCGGATATTCCCCTTCTATGGAATTCGCACTGGATCAGAGACTTGCAGACGCTTCTCAGAAACCTTTTATCGATGTCATCGATGGAGAGA